AAATGGTATATTAATACTAATCAATCTTTTGCTTTTGCTAATGATGTTGTAACAGCTTCTTATGGAACAGCTTTTCCAAAAGCTCATGCAGATGTTTTATTTACAGCGCAAGATGAAATAGATCAAAAAGGTACAGAGGGCGAAGTTGCTACTAGAGGATTAAAATATAATTTAATTAAAAATTTAAAATCAAATGTTGCAAGTGAACTAGCTAAAACTGATTGGTACATAACTAGAAACGCAGAAAAATCTACTGCAATTCCAAGTGCTATATCTACTCACAGAGATTTAGTTAGAACTAAACAAGCTAGTATGGAAACTCAAATTACAAACGCAAGTGATACTCCAGCATTAGAAACTTTACACACATACACTATAACAAATGGTGTTCAATCAAGACCTTTAGGCGAATTACCAGTATTGGAGTCGTAATCCATGCCAATAATTATTCCAGCAAATTCAGCAACATCTGGAGATTTAGTAACTAATTCAGCAAGATTTAATGATGCAAGTTCTGATTATTTAAGTAGAACACCAAGTTCAGCAGGAAATAGACAAAAATGGACATGGAGTGCTTGGATAAAATTAGGTGTTCTAGGAACAGACCGAAATTTATTTGGTGCTTACGGTCATGGAAACGATAATTTTAAAGTTAATATTGCTGATACTGACCAACTATCTATGCGTTTCTATAATGGAACTGAATATGAATTAGGATTAAATAGAGTAATGAGAGATACTTCAGCTTGGTATCATATAGTAATAGTTGTAGATACAACTCTCAGTTCTGGTGGAGATAGGTTTAAAATTTATATAAATGGAGTTAGAGAAAGTTCTTTTGCGTCGGCTAATGACCCTACACAAAATTTACAAATGACAATTAATGATACTACTGCTACGCAAATGGGAAGATTTAATACTGGTGCTTATTTTGATGGATACATGGCAGAAGTAAGACTTATAGATGGTCAAGCATTAGCTGCAGATTCGTTTGGAGAATTTGACGAAGATAGTGAAATATGGAAACCTATAGCTGTAGCTGGTTTAACTTCTGGTACAAATGGTTTTTATTTAGACTTTAAAGATAGTGGTGCTTTAGGTAATGATGCTGTTGGTTCTAATAATTATACAGCTAATAACCTAGCAGCTGTTGACCAGACGACTGATACTTGCATAAATAATTTTGCAACAATGAACATATTAGATAATCGTTGGCAAGGTGCAGCTTTTTCAGATGGAAACCTTACTATAACTACAACTAATACATCTCAATCTTATAACACATCATCAATAATGGTTAGTAGTGGAAAATGGTATGCTGAATGTAAGCCTGTTAGTGGTGGTTCTGAACCTGAAATTGGAATATTTGCTAGACTGGTAGGAGTAACAAATGGAAACAATGCACAACTTTCATACAATACTAATGGTTATGCTTATAGAGCAAGTGATCCAGGTTCAGTTTGGTATAATGGTTCTGCTGTAAGCACAAATTTTGCAACTTATGCAAATGGAAATATTATTGGAATTGCATTAGATTTAGATAATAATAAACTATACTTTAGTGTAAATGGAACTTTTGGAAATAGTGGTAACCCAGCATCAGGTGCAACAGGAACAGGTGCAATATCAATAGTTGATTCAGCAAGTACATCAATAGGTGCTTATGGTTTTGCTATGAATGAAAATTTTAATGATAATAATAAAGTTTTTTCATGGAACTTTGGCAATGCGCCCTACAGTATTTCATCAGGTAATCAAGACGCTAATGACCAGGGCAATTTTGAATATGCCGTACCTACTGGTTATCTTGCATTATGCACAAAAAACTTATCGGAGGAAAATTCATAATGGCTATTATAGATAAACCAACAGATTTTTTTAAAACTAAACTTTACACAGGTAATGATGGAACTCAATCGGTTACAGGTGTAGGATTTAAACCTGATTGGATTTGGATTAAAACTAGGGCACAATCAAACAATAGCACAGTATTTGACATTGTTAGAGGTGTAACAAAAAGACTTAGGATAAACCAAAGTAATGCTGAAAATACTTCTAGTGGTGTAACTTCTTTTAATAGCGATGGATTTACAGTAGGTAGTGATAGTGCTGGTAATAGTGGAACTATGGTTGCTTGGAATTGGAAAGCTGGAACATCATTTACCAATGACGCAAGTGGAACTGGAATAGGAACTATAGATAGTGCTGGAAGTTTTAATGATACAAGTGGTTTTTCAATCGTTACTTATACAGGAAACGGTTCTAGTGGTGCATCAGTAAAACATGGAATGAATCAAAAACCTGCTATGCTTATAGTTAAAGATAGAGATGCAAGTAATGAAGGTTGGTTGGTTTATCATCAAAAATTAGGAGCTACTAAATATTTAAGATTAAATGAAACGGGTGCTGCAGCTAGTGGTTCTGCTTACTGGAATAATACTCTGCCAACAAGTTCAGTTTTTACTATTGGAAACAATGACGTAATAAATAAATCTGGAGATGACTACGTAGGCTATTGCTTCGCAGAAAAACCAGGCTACTCAAAATTTGGAGAATATCGTGGAAATTCATCAGATGATGGAACATTTGTTTATACTGGTTTTAAAACTGCTTTCGTTATATTTCGAAGATCAAGTGCCAGTTCTAGTAACTGGGTAATGCAAGATAATAAAAGAAGTTCAACTAGTGGTTTTAATGAAAATTCATATTCATTAAAGAGTAATACTGCTAATCCAGAAGTTACAAATGAATCTAAAATTGATTTTTTATCAAATGGTTTTAAATTTAGAAACGCAATTACAGATAATAATGCTGATGGTTCAGATTACATCTACATGGCTTTCGCTGAAAATCCGTTTGTAACATCTACAACTACTGATAAGGACTCAATACCTGCTACAGCTAGATAACAAGATCTTGATATAGCGTTAAATTTAATATAAACCATGGTAAACAGGTTTTTATATGCTACAAAAATTAGGCTTTCTACCCGGATTTAATAAACAAGTTACATCAACAGGTGGTGAAAGCCAATGGATTGATGGTGAAAATGTTCGTTTTAGATATGGTACACCTGAAAAAATAGGTGGTTGGAATCAATTAGGTCAATCAAAACTTACTGGAGCCGCTAGAGGTCTACATCATTTTGTTAGTACATCTTCAATTAAATTTGCAGCTATTGGTACTAATAGTATTTTATATATTTATTCTGGTGGTGTGTATTATGATATACATCCTTTAGTTAATCCAACAGGAACTGCTATTACAAATGCTTTTAGCACTACTCAAGGTCAGCCAACAGTTACAATAACGTTTCCTACAGATCAAACTTTTGTACAAGGGGACATTATTTTATTTAGTAATTTTAGTGCAATTACAAATTCTAATTTTAGTGCAGCAGATTTTGATGGTAAAAAATTTATGGTTGCTAGCGCACCTACTAATAGAACAATTACAATTACAATGCCCTCTAACGAAACAGGAAGTGGTGCTACTACTTCTGGAGGTATAAAATTTTTTCAATACTATCACGTAGGACCAGCAGAACAGTTAGGAGCTTTTGGTTGGGGTATATCTTTATATGGTGGAAATCTTTTAGGGGCTATTACTACAACGTTAAACGGTGCAATCGCTGCAACAACGGGAGGGAATAATAGTTCTAACACAGAGATTACATTGGCAAGTACTTCAGGACTTCCTTCTACAGGGACAAATCATATTTTAATAGGAGCGGAAGAAATATCTTACACAGGTATTACAGGAAATAAAATAACAGGGATTGGCAGAGGAGCAAGAGGTTCAACTGCTACTACGCATTCAAATGGCGCATCGGTTACAAATTCTTCTGGTTTTACAGGTTGGGGTTCACCAGCAGCCAACACTGACTCAGTAATTGATCCAGGTCTATGGTCCTTGGATAATTTAGGTAGCACTCTTATTGCATTAATTCATAACGGTGAATGTTTTAAATGGGATGGCGATGCAACAAACGCCACAGACATTAGAGCTGTTATTATTCCAGGAGCACCAACAGCGTCACGTGATATGTTAGTGTCAACTCCGGATAGGCACTTAGTATTTTTTGGCACTGAAACAACTATAGGAACAAAATCTACACAAGATGATATGTTTATAAGATTTTCATCACAGGAAAATATAGAAGACTACATACCAACAGCAATTAACAGTGCTGGTACACAAAGACTGGCCTCCGGCTCACGGATCATTGGCGCAACACTTGGTAGAAATGCAATTTATATTTGGAGTGATACAGCCATGTTTACTATGAGATTTGTAGGCACACCTTTTACCTTTGCTTTTGAGCAAGTTGGAACTAACTGTGGTTTAATTGGTATGAATGCAGCAGTTGAAGTTGATGGTGCCGCTTACTGGATGTCAGATAATGGTTTCTTTAGGTTTACTGGTAAACTAGAATCTATGGACTGCCTTGTTGAAGATTATGTTTACGATGATTTAAATACAACATCTAATCAATTAGTATATGCAGGGATTAATAACTTGTTTGGAGAAATTACTTGGTTCTATCCAACTTCTACCTCTAATGTAGTTAACAGAGCAGTGACTTATAGTTACTTAGACTCAACTTCTAAAAGACCTATATGGTTTACTAATGCAAATTCTTTATTTCCAAGAAGCACTTGGCAAGATTCTGCTGTATTTGGTTTACCTCATGCAACAAAATATAATGCTGGTGACGATGCATCGTTTGATGTTATTGGAAACACCGAAGGCGTGTCAATTTATTTTGAACATGAAACTGGAGTCAATCAACAAGAAGCAGGGACCACGGCTGTGGCCATACCCGCTACTATTACTTCAGGGGATTATGATATTACACAAAAAATTGTTAAAGGTGCC